ACTACTTAATGCAAGTATGATATATGTAGGCCAATATCGTGAGTCAAAATGGTGTCGAAGATGGCCGCTAAAATGGAATAGTATTATGTTGAGTCAATATATGACATACATAATTAGGACATGTATTTTGATACCAATTGAAAAAAATTTTTTTATGAAGTGTACCATAATCAAACAGCATATATATTTCTGTGTACCAAACACATGTTGATTAATTAGTATATTTTTGATGCCACTTGAAAAAAGGAATTGTATCATAATCAATGAATTAAATATTTTTTTCCTTCATAAATTGATTTTATACCACCTCAATCACGATGCAGCCCCAACATCATATATGCTGCGCTATAAACAAACACGTCAATTTGAAAAATTTTGTAATCGTATTTTGGTGGAAAGAACATTTACTCATGATGTATCTGATGTTGATAATTACGATGCTAATCTTCTTCATTACTGCATCTTTGATGCCCCTAAATTAGCTTCTTTTTATTTTCCTACTTATCCTGTATCAGAAATAACTGAAGTTGAAATAAGTGGAACAACAATTTCAGCAGCAGCATCAAATGATTATGATGCTTCTGAAGGTTATATATTATATAATTCTCCTGGTAGGATTATTTATAGTCCGGGTTTTGATTTTCCATATCTTAAAAATTTAAAAGTAATTTGGAGGGGTGGGTATAATGATACTCATCCTGAATTAGCCGATCTTAAATATCTTTGTTTTATGGCAATTAAAAATTATGTGAATGCTCCAGAAAACACAGCATTGGAATCAGAACGTATGGGGAATTATGCGTATAAAACAATAAGTCCTGTGTTTCAAAAAGAATTAAGAGGCTATTCACCTCAGATATTTGAAAATTTAAATAAGTATCGAAAGGCGGCTTTTGCATGAGTTATACAGGTTTATTGGCGCATAGATGTGATATTCATAGAGTATCTTCAGGTGGATCAACCACTCATGGATATACTACTCCTAAAACCTATAGTGTTTTAAAGGAACGTGCGAGATGTAGAATTCAAAATCTTTTTGAAAGTTCGGCTGGATTAAGAATTTTATCTTCAGGTGTTACAGCAGAAAATGATTATTTGGGATTTTTTGGAAAAAATGAAGATATCCAAAAAGGTGATAAAGTTATTTGGAATGGTTTAGAGCTTTTTGTAAAACCTGTTGCTCCTATATCTGATAGTACAAAAATTCATCATAAAGAAGTTTATATGGGATTGTCTGAGACTTAATTATGTCCGGTTTATTTCATGAACAAGTAAAAAGAGAAGTTATTAATTTGCGTAGAGTGGTAAAGGGAAGTAAATTAGGCAAACTTATAACTGAAAGTGTTTTAATTCCTATATTAGAACAGATAGATCCTATAGTTGATGAAATTCTTGATTGGGTAGGGTGGTATCTTCAACAGGAAATAAGAGAAGTTCTTACAACTGCTTTACCTTCTGATTTTGTTTATACAGTTTATTTTGTAGATGAAGGAGCTTATCAAAAATATACAAAGATTGGTGAATATAGGTCATCAAAAAGAGGTGGACCGCCAATATCTGAAAATATAGATGATCCTGAAATACCGCAAAGTGGTACTTTACTTAAATCAATTACTTACCAAATAAGAGGTAGTAGTGTTGTATTAGGAATTGAAGATAATCCGACTCCTTATAATGTTTGGTATAATAAAGATTGGCCTGGAAAATTATTTGTTAGCAAAGGTGAGGGAAGATCAGCTTCAGTTTATGGGGCAATATTAGATAGTCCTAAGTATGCCCATTACCGACCATATTTTAATTCAACTATTCGTCAAATGAAAGGTAAATTAAAAAAACAATTTAGAGAATATTTTAAAAGAGAAATTAATAAAGTAACAAGAAGAACCTCAGTCAAAAGAGCCATTGAAATTCATTTTAGATGGATAGAGAGTTAATATGATTGAAACTGATGAGTATCTTGTACAAAAAGCCATAAACGATGCAACATTGATTTCATTGATGGGAATTACTGCAAATGATAAAAGAATTTATGCGTGGTATCCCACAATTGATGTAATATATGAAAGTTCCTATCCTTGTGCTGTCACCTATCGTAAATCGATCAGGGATAGAGGAGCAGAATGGTCTTATCCTAATCAATTTCCAAATATATTCTATTATTTACGCACATTGTCAATTGATCAATTAGTACTTGGTCAAGTTACCGAAAGGCTAACTGATTTATTTGACGAAACGTATAAAGATTATACTACTTCTTGGATAATTGGTAAGATAAATTTAAATTCTGTTATGGATGCTCCAACAGAAGGTGATGCTGGAAATCCAATTTTTGTTAAAGTTGTTTCCTTTAGTTTCAGTAATATTTTTAAGCGATAAAAATAAGGGCTGTTAAAGTGGATACGTATAATTACCGAATGGTTCGAGTGGTATGTGAAGGAAAAATTAAATGCTGCAAATTTTGTGATGCTTTAGATTATAATAAAAAACATGAGGGGTTTTGTATTAAATGTGGAAGACCTCTTGATAGGAAACCAGGGGTGGAATGTAAATTTATAGTCGGTTATGTAGATCAAGCATATAAGCAGCAGCAGAAGGTTCATTTTAGATGTCGAATGTGTTCAACAATAACAACTTTATAACTTATACCAGGAGGAATTAAACTATGGCGACTTATCCACTTGTATTTGATTCGGACAACATTTCCATTGGCCCCTGTTATGTATTCTTTGGTGGTGTGCATGTAGGACATACCTATGGTGGTGTTACCGTTTCAATTACCCAAAATACGTATGAGTTGAAATCCGATCAATACGGGGAAACTCCTTTAAGGGTTTTGGATGCTGGTCTGGTCCTTGAGGCAACGGTTAACATGACTGAAAGTACCTTTGCTAACCTCAAACTGCTTTTTGCTTCAGCAGTAGATGAAACAACACATCTCACCTTTGGTAAGCCTGTTGGTGAGCTTGTCACAACTGGTGAGCTTATCCTTGAACCAATTGACGGTTCGGAAATCTATCAAGTTTACAATGCTGCACCGAACGTTGGTGGAGCAGTTGAGATCGCCTTTACCACCGATAATCAGCGAGTCTATGCTTGTCGTTTCATGGGTTTGATTGATGACAGTAGAGATTCAGGTGATCAGTTGTTCAGGATTGGTGGAATATCTGGACCCTAATTAGGTTTGGGGATTTTCATTTATTGAAAAGAAGGGGGTCTATGTTATTTGCATCTAACCTTTAATCGGGAAAAATAGTGCGGTAATAATAGATCCCTTTCTTATATAAAAATGGATTATTAAATAATGGAATGTAATGGATGTACTCTTTGTTGTAAGTTAACAGCAATTCCTTGTATGGATTCTCCTCCTGGGGATTGGTGTAGACATTGTATCATTGGTAAAGGTTGTAATATATGGAATACTGATATTTATCCTAATGATTGTAAAATTTATGAATGCTCATATAAACAAAGTAAATGTTCAACAGATTTAAGACCTGATAAAATTAAAATGCTTTTTGAAAAAGTTTCTGATGATATATTTTTTGGTTCAAGACATCCTGATTATGATTTAACTGATATTGCTAAAAAACAAATAGGGTCTTTTGTTAAGCAGGGATTTTCTATTGTGATTAGTGACTATATAAATAAATCTCCAAATCTCTATTTAGCAAAAGGTCATATTGCAGAACAAGTTAAAAAAACAATAATAGTAAGGGCAAGGCAAGCATATGACAGCACCATCATACACAACTGATTTAGTATTAATGACTAATGCTGAAAGTGGTACATGGACAGAATTTGCAAGTCCATATCATTCAGGTGGTAGTCCAGATAATAGTGAAACTGACTTTTTTATTCAAGGTCAAGGATGCACTTCTCAATCTTTTGGCACAAAAACAGGATTAGTATTTTCAATTTTATATGATGCAGGATCAGATATAAGTGGTTCTTTTGGTACTGATGATTGTGTTTTTATGTGGCATATTGTGCTTCAACCTAATGCCATTCAGACCTATGCCAATGGTGGTATGAGATTAGCGATTGCTTCTGATGATGGCTCTGGAACTCAAAATGATGCAGATGTTTGGGCCGTAGGAGGAAGTGATTTTGGTAGAAATCCTTATGGTGGATGGCATAATGTAGTTGTAGATCCTACTCTTACAGCAGATTATACTATTGGTTCAGGCAATGGTGGAGCATATAGGTATTTTGGTTCGATGCCTTATACTACTGCTCAGGTTTCTAAAGGAAGTCCTCATGGTGTTGATGCACTTAGGCGTGGTCGTGGAGAATTAAAAGTTGAATATGGTGAAACAGCAGATTATGCCACTTTTGCTGGAATAGCTACTGAAAATGATAAAAATACTTCTGGATCATATAATCGTTGGGGATTATTTCAGGAACAGTTTGGTAGTTATTTATGGAAAGGATTAATGAGCCTTGGTAATGCTACCAATGCTGTTGATTTTAGAGATTCAAATAGAAATATTTTTATAGATGATACTCCAAAAACTTTTGCTGCTTTTAATAAAATAGAAGTAAATAATGCCAGTTCAAATGTAGAATGGACAGGTATAAATATAACTGCATTAAATCCTTCCGGTTTATCTATCGGTCAATTTGAAATGATGGATGATGCTCCTTTGTCTAAGACAGGTTGTGTCTTTACAGATATGGGAACATGGATTTATGATTCTAATTCAACTCTTGATTTAGTGACTTGGAGAAGATGTGGTCAAGTAACTCAAGGTGAGGGAGATTTTGATAATTGTATTTTTGATGAATCCCCTGCTGCTGTATCCCTTCTTTGTGATGATCCTGATAATATAGATAACTGCACTTTTAATTCGGATGGATCAAATCATGCCTTAGAATTAACATCAGCTTGTGCAGGTAATTCCTATACATTAACTGATTTTTTCGTAAGTGGATATGCCACTTCAGATGGTAGTACGGGAAATGAAGTTATTTATAATAATTCTGGTGGATCAGTAACCATTAATATTGAAGG